AGCAATGAAGAAGAAACGTGCAAGCTTTAAAGCCCGTCACGGTAAGAACATAGCTAAAGGTAAAATGTCTGCGGCTTACTGGGCAGATAAAGTTAAGTGGTAAAGCAGCTTGTATTTGCGTTGATTGTTTCTGTTAACGGGGAGGTTGACGCGAAAGCTAAAAGCTATTGGGAAAGCTTAGACAGGTGCAGATGGTTTGCAGAAGAGCTTACCATCCAAGGTACTCGTAGAAAGTACCATACACCTGTCCTTGCCTATTGTGTTCCTGAGTACGTTAACCCAGAGACAACACTCATACATACTTAATACATTTTACACCTGATGATTCATTGCACTCAGCTCACGTTCTAGAAAATCATGCAGTTCTTCTAGTTTTGGTTTCGTAAGATGTACAATGTTTCTTATAATTTCCAATTCCTCTCCTTTAAAAGCAAGATGCAAATCCTTCTCGGTGATGCCGGACATTTCTGTCACGACATGACCTTTCTGATTCACAAGGATACTGAAACCCAAGATGTTGGCCTCGCGCTTAGACGATTTCACAAGCGCCACCAGTACATGCTAACTCTTGAGAGCCTGTAGTGTTATCTTCTTTCTCGTGGTTACCTAAGTCAGCCCAGTCAACACCCTTTGGCATAGCAGCTAGAAGTTCTTTGTACTGCTCAGCCGTGATGTCTTCGTATGGAGCCTGTTGATATACGTGATCACTGACAGGCAGCAAACTAATACCAGAACAGATGTCAAAGTTATCCCAGATCCACTGTGCTACTTGTAGGAACTCATCGTCTGTATAGTAAACAGTGATGCTTGGCTTATGCTCACACCAGTGGTTCTGGAAAGTCTTCCAAAGTTCTAGCTGCTGCATAGCACCTACATCTTTAACAGTCACAGAAGTCTTTGGAGCCTTCACAGGGAAGCTAAAGACTGAAGAGCTTGGAGACATAACGTCCTGTTCTACTGGGAATCCTTTTTCTTCCATGAAGACTGCAAGTGGATCTTTTTTGTCTGAACGTACACGGCGAATGTAATACTCAGAGAAACGAGGATGGATACCGCTAGCAGAATCAACAAGCTGGGATACAGTACCACTCGGCTTAACAGCCGTAATAGCAGCAGACTGGTTAATGCCAAGCTTCTCAGCCCACTTCTTATTAGTAGCCACAGCAACATCTCTAATTCCCTCTAGCCACGCAGCTAACATTGGTGAGCCGTCAGAGCGGCTGGTTACTTTATGATCCATAATGCCTGTCATGCTCACGCCAAGCAATGCTTCTTCTTCGGTGTTCTTCTTCCAACAGTTACGCAGGTAACGGAAGTCTGTCAGCGTAGCTTGTAGTGTTCCGATGATAGCCGCAATCTCTGACTTAGCCTTTAGTGTCTCTAGTGTATCGTCTGCACGTACAACAATCTCACTGAGGTTGCAAAACTGGTTACTGCGTAAAATTATTTCACTACAAGGATTAGTTCCGAACTCATACGTCTCATCTCTGCGGCCATTGCGTCCTGCAATCTTCTGTGCTGCTACGCGGCTAAAGATACCACGCTCACCCGCCTTGCTCTCGTACATCGTCTGCATCTCTGACAGGAATGCTTGGAAGTCTGGCTTCTCAGTGTACGCTACGCTGTTGTTGGCCAACGCTCTGTGTCCTTCATTGACCCACCACTGACCTGACTTAGCTTTAGCCATGCGTTGATCTGAAAGGTTTGACAGGCTGATCAATGCTGAACGTCTAACACCACCAACAACTACGATGTCTGCAATCTTACAAACAATATCATGACACTCAATGGATGTTAGCTTACGACCCTGTGCCTTCTGGAACACTTCAATACAGAAGTTAAACAAGTCAATCAAAGGCTCTGGCCCTGAAGCACGACCACCGAAAGTCTTTAGTCGCTCACCTGCACCACGAACTCTACTGACATCCCACTGCGGTATCTTACCAGCATAGAGCATAGCAATAAGCTCGCGGAATGCAGAGGCCCAACCAATCTTACTGTCTGATACAACGATCACGCTGTCGGTCTTGTGAAAGCTCTCAGCAACTTCTGGAAGCTTGTTAATGTAGTTGCGCTCTACGCTAAAGCCTACACCAGTGCCACACATCAGTACATACATTAGCTCGTCAAAGCTACGTGGTGAGTCGATGTGTAGATAGCTACAGTTAAACCCTGCTACGTTATCCTTGTCTAGTGCTACACCTGCTGTCATCATACAACGCATGCTAGGCATGACTTCTAGGTTATGTATTGCATTAAATAGCTTTAACGCTGTCTTCTCGTCTATCTGTCCACGGTCTTTCCAGAAGTCCACATAACGGTTGACTGTTTCGTGCCATGTTTCTCTGCGCTTCTCTTCTGGAATCCATCGTGCGTAGCGGCTCTTGTGTATAAACTGTTGATACTGATCCATTGTTATTCCTCAAAATTATTATAGTAAGTATGTGCCTATTACGTAACCGATGGGCCAGCCGATTATAAATCCTATTACTGCCCACTTGATATAGAAGTATACATCACTCATGGCATTAAGTCCCGTCTGAATTCTTGATGTTGTAATTTAAAATCATCTGCCATTTTAAAAAACAACATCTGATCTAAATCTTCTAAGTCTTCAGGGTCTTCAAATGTAAAGTATTCATCAAAGCCGTTCATTATGTATTCTTCGATGCAAGACTTAATTGTTTCTTCAATGGGTGTGTCTGTGTGCTTGTGCGCCCTAGTATACCCTGCATCTATACCTGACTCAACTATTCGTTCTATAAGTGGGTACATTTTAAGTTTCATCTCGATACTCCAGTTCATCTTGCATTACTTTGTATAGGGCTGGACGCATGGTTGACTTCTGAGTGTCAAGGCAGGCTTGTAAATGCGCTGTGTCCATATCAGCAATTGTAACATACTTTAAAGGCTGATCACTCTGCTTACCAAAAGTGCCCCATTTGACTGCTACTCTTATCATTTCATGGTTATCGTCTGACCAAACAGTCAGTAGCTTTTCATCGCCGTTGACAGACCTACGTACATAATCCCAACCACCATCTAACATATACTCTTTGCCGTTAGCGTCTGTATGTGTCACGTAGTTGTGTCGATGAACTGAGTGTAGGACTGTACCATCAGGTGTACGCATCTTGTTACTCAGTATTTCTCGCATTACTCTTCGGCCTCAAAGAGTTCTTCTTGTAAGAGCTTAGCCAAGTACCACTGAGCCTTCTGAAGATCTTCAACGGGCTTGCCTTTGTAGCTATAACGCCAGAGGTACTTCATGCAGTTGCCCTTGAGGTAGCCCCTAAAAGCTTCAGGAGTCATCGACTCTTCAATGGCTTCAATACACTCTACGTTGCCAGTGTTGTAGTGGTCAGGGTTGTTGACTACATCTTCCTCTGCCATCGTAGCCCAAGGCTCTAAGCCTGTCTTTTCTAACTCAAGCGGCGGATGTGCTCGGCGTAAGCGATCCCAATCAAAAGGTGTTGCGTCATTAATACTCATCATAGTTCTCTCTGGTTGGTATATTACGTTTGCGCTTAAAAGGCTCTGCACCGTGTCGGTCTGTAACTTGTTGGGGTTTACCCAGAACCTTTTTCTTTTTGCGTAAGTATCTGTCTCGTCTTTCATCTTTACCATGCTCTATCTCAGTCATCGAAAGTTTCTCGCTTGTCTGTGTTGATCCAACTGTCTGGTATGCTATCTTCGCTAAACCACCTAAACCCCTTGGAGCTTGCCCACTCTCCGTGAGATCTCTTCGTCCCGTCCTTACGTCTTGTAGCTTGAGGCATCGGGGCGCTGGGGTTAGCAAACAAAAACACTAACTCAATATCATCTGGGAGAACCTTGCTTATCCAGACATACTTGCTGTATTCCGCAAAGTCCCAGAACCTTCCCTTGGCTTCAAGCAGTATCTTCTTCCCGTCAATCTCTCTTACAAAGTCTGGTTCGTACTTGTGGTCAACTGTGTAAGGAACCTTATCAACGTGAAAGCTCCACGCTTCTAAGATGCCTGAGTGTAATTCATATTCCCAGTTAGAGTCATAGCCTTTCACTACATCTTTTTCTACTGGGCGTTTGTACCGTGCTTTACGGTAACCCTTCTTAACTTTTTTCAATGTGCTGTCGCCTCTCTTCGTTCTAGTTCTGCATCTAATACAACAAGTATGTCGCTAAGTATCCAAGAATCTACTTCAGTAATAGAGTTAATAGGGTCGGCGTTTAACCACCGCCCTACTTGAATTATTAATTCCTCTATTGGGATGGTGCCAACGACCGCTGATTGACTTTCCATGTGATCATCTCCAAGTTAACATCTTCGATTTCAATGGCTGGGAAGATTTTTATAAGCTGTTTTATTTTACGCTTGAGCCACTTCGGATGATAGGCGTTTAAGTACATCGTTCGCTGAGCCATGAAGTGTGTCTGTACAGGCAACATAGACTTGTAGTTGCCCATGTTTACTTTCTCTGCTTCTTCTTCGGTTAGTAGACCCTTGAGCCACTGAATAAGCAAGCTCTCTGCCTGTCGCTCTATGCGTTTACTGCGTCTTCTGTTCATAAGAATTCTTCCACTTTAGGTTCAGCTACTACTTCAGTTAAGTGCGTGTAGCCATTTGAATATTTAAATGTCCTCAAGCCCTGCCCATCGTTAGAGTCTTTGAAGCACTCGTGCTTATACTTACACCAGTTACAGCCCTTGGCTAGTTTCATGTTGCCTTTCTTGCCATCTGGTACTGGATCATAACAAATAGCAGGAGGAACATCAAGCTCTAACGCAGGTAGTAGTTGACTAATAGAAGATTTAATGTTGGGCTTATCCAGATCATCAGGTATAAACATACAAAGCTCACCGCTCTCTTTGTTCAACACCAAGAACCCGCCACCCTCTGTACCTTCTGCTTCTTCATAGCCTGCAAGCTGACCCATGTAACCGAACGGATCGTCCTGCGCTAAGCGCCCTTCTTTAAACTTGTTGAATGCAAAGCGTGATGCAGTCTTAACATCTACCACCTCACCATTTATCTTGCAGTCCATGTGACCTACGATGCCATCAACTGTAACTTCTTTCTGCTCGTCTGTTACTTCATAGTCCACCATGCGTACCAACATTAGTACAATCTCTTCAAGCAAGTGGCCGTACAAGAACTTAATCTGTGTCGGGCCGTCAATACCACCACGGCCTTTTGGATCACGCTTCTCGTACCACAACTGACGAGCAGGTTTACCTACGTTAGACATCCGAACAGTGAAAGCGGAGTCTCGTTTCCGTGGTGTTGCCCACGACATCAGGGCTTCTTTCATTCCTGATATAGTCCGATCAATGTTCTCTTCGGTGAGCGGTAAAGGTTTGCCATCGTCTGATAGCTTCTCAAGCTCGTTGTAAATGTCAGGTACTAAATCATGTAAGCTCATCGCTATATGCCTTCTATTGTTTTAATTGCATTCTTTATAACGCTCAGATCTGCGTTGAACCATTCGCCTTTATGCTCTACATTTTTCAATAGCTTATGTGCAACGCCTTCAGCTTTTCTTCTGTCTTCAAAGTGTTTGCAATACTCTACTTCATAATCTCTGAAAGGTGAGGAGGTCTGGTACTGAGAGCATCTATCATATGCATCAACAGCCATTCCAACTTTGAACCAGCCTTCCCACGAGGGGTTCGAGATAACATACACATAGCCCGCGATAGATTTTTCGTAGCCTTCAAGCGCAGAGAATGCAGCAGCTCCAAAGCTAGAGTAACGTCCCGCCTTATACAACGGGTGGAACTTAGAAACATACCTGCCGTTAACAAACATTCTAAGCGGGTTGCTCTTCGGGTTAATAGTTGCACGGTTAGGGTGGTTGCAAGTACGACAGATGTAAAGGGACTTTCTTTTAAAAGAAGGGTTCCAGTTACTGTCTTCAAGAAAGTCACCACACTTATTGCAATCTGTTTTAATGAGTTTCACTCCAGTTGTTTCCAACATTATAGTCTCCGTCTAGTGGACAATTAAGATTAAGTTCTAAGCCAGCCTGCACAATAGCTGCAACACCTAGCTTACCTACTGCGTCTGCATGATCTTCTCTGCATTCTATCTGCCATTCATCGTGGACGTTGGCTACGAACTTAGCGTCTAATCCATTCTGAACTATCAACTTCTCTAAAATAATTAAAGCCTTCTTCATCACGATTGCTCCTGCACCCTGCAACAAAGTATTCAGGGCGGCATGTTCTGAGCGAACAGTCAAGCGTCTACCGTCTAGTGCTTTAACAAATCCGCTTTTAGCTTCTCTTTGTACTCGTCCCGTAAGAGTCTTGAATGATGGGAGATTATCAAAGAAGCGTTGTCTAAGTCCTTTACCAGCAGCTCTACCTCTCCCAGCCACTGATCCAAGCTTAGCATCTCCGGCTCCATAAAGGAGCGCATAGATGAAAGTTTTTGCCTGATTTCTAGATTCAAGTCCTGCAAGTTCTTGATTAGTGGTGTGTATGTCTCCGTTAAGGATTTCATTTGTGTAGCCCTCGTCATTTAAATAGTGTGCAAGCATACGTAGTTCTAAGCCAGAAGCATCTATACCCACCAGCTTGTAGCCTTCAGGCACAGTCCAACAAGAGCGGCACTCAGTACCATAGGGTGAGTTACTGCTTGGAATCTGGGCCATGTTTGGATGTGAGTGCGTCATGCGAGAAGTCACAGCACCGTTAGGATTAACGTACCCGTGTACTCTACCTGTCTCTTCGTTAAGCTCCTTGATCCAGCTCTTAGTCTGAGCTAAACGCTTCTGTAACATTAGGTACTTGGCAATCATTGCGGCCTGTGGAATGTTCTTAACCCTGTTTAGCGTGGACTCATCTACAATTGGTTGACCTGTAGGTGTATGCTTAGTGGGGTTCCAGCCGAAACGAATCAGGTACTCGCCGATCTGCTTGCGTGAGCCTAAGTTAAACTCTGTCTCAGTGTGTCGTGCAATAGGCTTCGTGTCCATGTCCAGAGTAAGACGCTCGTACTCGTCATCAGACAGGCGTGTACCCTTGCCGTGCTGATCTGTAGCTGTCTTAGCTAATGCGCCAGTAGCTGTGAACTTGGGTGAGAGTATCTGCGTTGTCACAACCGGACGGAACTCTTCGTGAACCTCTACTGTAATGTCATGCAGCTTGGTTTCAAACATAGCCATCAACCCCATGACCCTCTCAACGTCCAGTACAAATCCGTTGCTGCGCTGCTCATCAATAATCTTAGCCACTGCGTGTTCTATTTGCACACACTGAGGAGTAAAGCCACGGCTCTCAAGCTTCAAAGCTTCATATACTTTAGTATTAAGAAGCACATCGTTCTTGCAGTACTCTAACATCTCAGGTGTGTATACATCCCACGCATCTTCTTGTTGTCCGAAGTCGCCTTTCTTGAAACCCAACCTGTAGCCCCAGCCCTCAAGACCGTGGTTGCCTTCGCGGGTTGGCTTGAACAAACGAGATAGTACTAATGTATCTACAATCTTCTTGTCAAACAGATCAATACCTGAAATCTTTTTGATGGCAGGGATGTCGTAGCCTATTAAGTTGTGTCCAATTAGTTTAGTTGCAGCTCGTAGTAGACCGTAGCCTTCTTCTAGCTGAGTGTTATCAAACGTAAACACATCCATAGTATCTACATCTTGTGCCACGATACAATGTATCTTCGTGGGGTCTAAGCCGTCTGCTTCTATATCAAATACTAAGTTACTCATAAGTATTTCCTAGTTGTTAGTGTTAAATTTATTTGATTTGCTACAGTTCTCTTGGGCTGTAAGCACTTGTAGGTTACTTTCAACGTGCAAGCCTGACACTAGCTCACCTTGTAAAGGTATAACATGGTCAACGTGGTGCTTGACTCCTGTTGTTTCTGTTAATCTTTGGGCCTCTGAATATATAGCTTGTATACTCACAAGGTCAGCCCAAGGAACTGTACGTTCAAGCTGAGCGGCTCTGCGCTTGGCTTTACTGGCGGCTCTCTTCGCGGGGTTGGCTTTACGCCAATTGCGAGTACGCACTCTCGCTGTTTCGCAGTTCACTTTGGCGTACTCCTTAGAATAAACCTTCTGACATATGATGCAAGTACGTTGTCGTCCGTCCTTCACCCGCTTAGTTTTATAAAAATCCGTAAGCTCCTTAACCTCTCCGCATTTAATACATGCCTTAGTCATGTGGACTCCGTGAATCTTTCAGCATCTCTTCGTAGTACTGTTGCAGAACATTGTACTCAACAGCAATCTTAATACCGTTGAGCGTGTAGTATGCCCAGCTTACAGCAGCTAGGGGCCTGAACAGCTTGTTGTGCTTGTCTATCTCAAAGCCGTTGAAGGTGGTGGTCATATTATATCTCCATCAAACTGTGACTCATCATAGCTATCAAGTTCTCTCAAGCGCCCTGTCTTACCGTCATACAATAGACTACAAGCTACGCCAACATCACCAGTGTACCTAGACTTCAACACCCTGACCTTAGTGGTCGATGCTTCTATCTCATCTTCTGATTGTTGGTTACGCTCAAGTGCAATCACGCAGTCAGACAACTGAGCAATACTCTGCGATCCTCTAAGGTGTGATAGCCCTGTCTCGATACCGTTCTCGTGTCCACGGTTGCCCTCTACTCTACGGAGGTGAGACACTAGGATCATACCGCACCCTGTCTCTTCTACCATAGTCCTTAGCCGATGCATGATACCGTCAATAGCTTTACGCTCATCGTTCTCAAGCGTAGAGAGTACAAGCATGTGCAAGTGATCTACTACAATCCATTTACAATCTAGACCGATGATCATGTAGCGTAGCTTGCTAAAGATATCATCTAGGTTGTTGACACCGTGGTGTGCATGAATCCATACACGCCCCTCGTTCTCACCCATGAATACTTTCTTGAAGCATTGGTCTAGCTGATCGTCTGTGAATGTAGACTTAACACTGTCGAGGTGAAGCTTAGCGTTAGCCTCCACTGCCATGATACCTTCAGCAGTTCGTGACCAGTTCTCCTCAAGAGCTACAACACCCACGTTATCTTGTGTGTTCTCGATCAACCAGTGTTCGATCTCACGAGTAACAGATGACTTGCCTAGGCCTGTGCCGCCAGTAAGAGTAACTAACTCACCAGCTCTCATGCCTTCTAGCTTTTTGTTTAAGCCCTGCCAAGGGTAAGGGATAGCTGTTTTCTTTTCTGTCCGTAGCTTCTGGTATGCACCAAGCTGGTCAGATAGATTCAATACACCGGATGGTGTGTAGACTTTAGCGTCCCAGAAAGCACTGACATATGCAGCGTGTCTACCTTGGCGCAACATATCGTTGGCATCTTTGTAGTCCACAGGCAGTGTCATCAGTTTAGCTTTGCCGGGGGTTAATAGTTTTGCAATAGCGTGAGCTGCTTCCTTGCCCACCTTGTCGTTGTCAAAGTTAATGACAACAGAATCAAATGACTCTAGGTATTCTAAGTTCTCTTTAACATCACGGACACCTCCTTGTGCCCCTGACTTTATAGATACGGCTGGCCACTTAGAACCCATAAGTTCGTAAGCAGCCATCGCATCGCACTCGCCTTCTGTTAAAGTTATAAACTTACCACCTGCCTTGAACAGGTTCTCTCCAAACAATCCTACTTCCTTTGGACTCCCTGTCCATGCAAAGTCCTTGTTAGCTTTACGAATCTTTGTACCTGCAAACTCGTGGCCGTTGTAGTAGGGATAGTAATGCTTATCAATCTTACCGCCCGCCATAGTTGATTTAACACCGTACTTCTTAGCAGTAGCTAAGCTTATCTTGCGGTCAGTTAATTCATTAAATGAAGCTGGGTTTGCTTGTTGGTATGAACTCTGTTCCATCTTGCTGTTCCTTTGATACACTTCAAAGTCCGTTACGGTATCTGGTTGTTGCACTTCCGATGTGCTGTAGTCTTTAAAATACTTGTTGCAGCTAAAGCACCATGCAGACCCGTCATCATTGACAGAAGCTGCATCGCTTGAGCCGCACTCATTGCACGGCTGGTGGAACTTTACAAAAGGCATACGCCTTACTCCTCGGTTTGCTCAACTTCCTCTGTTGCAATCATCTCTTCCGTGAGGTGGTTAGATTTAAGGTCAGCTATTAAATTAATTGTAGCTGCTTGCATTAAGCCAACAGTGATCGCGGCTTCTTGTCCTCTCTTATCAGCCTCTATCAGGTGAGTCAGGATAGCCCTGCCCTCGTCTGATAGTAGGTCTGAGTCATACTGCATGTCATCTACGGTTACGATACTCATTACAGTTCGTCCTCCATGCCTTCATCGAGTGCGTCAAACTCTGAGCCATCGGGTGAACCAACTTCTACTAAGTCGATAACCTGCATAGCTTGGAAGTCCAACCCGTAGAAGGTCTTGCCTTTCCACTCTGACTGCCACTCTTTGTACTGAACCTTCACGTTTGATCCGTTACCTACACGGGCATCGAGTGGGTTCTTGTTTGCGTCTACTAAACGTGGAGCCTGTCGAACCATACCGTTAGGGCCGTTGACCTTACGCTTAATAACAACCGATGGGCCTTCGTCCATCTGCTTAATGGTGAAGCCACGAGACTTAAAGTCTTCGGCAGTTGCTTCATCCACAACTAAGTTCACGGAGTAGACAGGTTCAAATGTTGTATTGGGTGTAGTTACTGATGCCCAAAATGCTGCGCCTTGTAGTATTGCCATGTTGCTTTTCCTTCTGTTGGTTTAAAAATGTTTAAGGATTGTATCACTTTAAATATCAATTGACAACTCTTACTTGTTGCCGTTCATGTCTTCTTCCTTCACAAAGATACCGTCTATCATCTTACCCTTGCGATCCTTGATGTCATTGTAAGCATGGTTCAAGCACTCAGTTACTGACAGGTTGTTTCGCACGATGATGTTAATCAACACAACCATGATGTCTCCGATGTCATCAATGGGTGACTGCTCCTTACAAATACTATCCGACAGCTCACCTACTTCTTGTATAAGTTTAAGCACCTGATCTTTATCGCTTGAACCGTGTATAAGGTTACGAGCTAAGTGCCATGAGACTACCTGCTGTATTGCATGCTTAATATATTCTTCTTCATTTATCATTCTACTCTTCCCTCATCTGTTGAACGGTTTCGTATTCAGTCTTGTCGATGATGTATTGGATGACTGTCTGCTCTCTTACGTTGTACATACTACACGCTGTACTGAGCGGAACCTTACCTTCTACTACATCTGTTGCTGCCCTTGCAGTAGCCATCGCATCAGGGTTCGGGCTTCCTATTAGAGTCTGTTGGAACATCCTTCTTCTCCTTTTCTTTATAGTCTTTATGTTCTGCAAAGGTCTTCTTAAAGATCGCATCAAAGTTACTGTCGAACTTCTTCTTATCTACTGGCCGAGCTGAACTACCTTTGCCGCCATGTGTCTGTCCTGTTGCCATGATCACTCCTCCGCTAAGTATATGCGGCCCAGTGTAACAACACAGAAGGGCATAGATAAAACAATACCCTCGAACTGTGCTGCCTCGTACTCACCTTCGTTTATCACAACCCAGATAGCTCTTGTATCAGTGAACTCCAGATCTAAACCCACGCCATTACGCAGGTTCAGACTGAGGTGGTATTGACCAAATGTCTTTGTCATATTATGCCGCCTTCATATAGTGGCTAGTTCTAACAGCATCCCGTACTACTTGCTGTCTCTCGTTCTGAATAGCTGCAATGTTCTCTGAGCTTGCAGTGCGTGTTGCACCGTGGTGCGTTGACCAATCAGTCAGTGCATTATACACGGCCCAGTAGTTATGTCCAAGGCGTTTAGAATAGACATTGATGTACTGCTTCCAGATATATTCTAAGTTCAGGTTACGTCTAGGCATAGAGTACATGACAGCCACTGGATCTAACGGAGTAGAAGCTGTGTCACCCAGAAGATTCAAAGCTCCCTTGCACTTCAATGCTTCAGCAAAGAATCTAAACGC